TCGGCACAATGTTTTGGAGTACATACGCACTTAGTTCATACCCTAACGGCTACAGCTTTATTCAATACGCAAAGACAGCTGCGGATGACAACTTTCATTTTGTTAAACCATACGGCCGAGCCCTTGGCCCAGAGCATAAAGCACAGGCTTACACTGCGACCCCTGCCATCAGAGAGGCTGCGATGATCGTAGCTGTAGACATCTGGCAAGCACGTCAAGTCAGCCAGACTGGTGGGGTAGGTATGGATGGGGTATCTGCAAGTCCGTACAGGATGGGATACCAATTGATAAATCGGGTCAGAGGCCTCATCCAACCGTATTCAAGTCCTAACTCACTGGTCGGCTAATGCCAGCCGCAATAACCACTCTTAGAAGCACGCTAGCACAAAGTCTTGCTAATGCAGGCGTGTGGTCTACCTTTGCATTCCCACCTGCAACCCTATTGGCAAACAGCGTTGTAATTACACCTGGTGATCCTTACTTAGTGCCGTCTAATAATGACTACACAAGCATCGCACCTTTGGCCAATTTTAAGGTAATGATCTGCGTACCAGCCTTTGACAATCAAGGCAACTTAGCAGGCATAGAGGATTTTATTGTCGCCGTTGTGACTAAACTAAACGCATCATCTTTGGTGCTAAACATATCAAGTGTCTCCGCTCCAGCTATCGCTAGTGTGGCAAGTGGAGATTTATTAACGTCAGAGATCACTGTATCAATTCTAACGAGCTGGAGTTAAAATGAGTCTAACACCTGAAGATTTAGCCTTCTTGAAGAAGATAGGTCAGATCGAAGAAGCACCAAAACCTGCACCAACTAAAGAAAAAGAAAAGGAGTAACAATGGCCATATTTTTGAATAATACTGCATCTGTAACATTTAACAGCGTTGATCTTTCAGCGTATGTTACATCTGTAACTATTAATCAATCATTTGACGAACTTGAGGTAACAGCAATGGGTAGAGAATATTGCCCGGTGGCAGCGTAAGCTGACACAATAACTACTTCGCTATATCGGTGAAGGCCCCCAGAAAAGGGTTAATACCGAGGCAACCTGCGAAAGCAGAGAGTCCGTAACGACTACACGCGAAGCCCCTAGAGATAGGGTGAAGATATAGTCTGATCTGTATCAATGGAAAAGATACAGAGGTAAGCAGAAATGACTTACCCGCCGAAAGGTGGTAACAGAATGGATACCGCTCACAAGTTCGCTAAAGGATTAGAAGCAAGCACTATCACTTTGGACTTCCTAAATGATAATGCTGCAGCTACAGTAATTCCAACCCTGCGTGCTGCCTACGGTACAACTGTACCTTTGGTAATCAAGCAAACCACTGGAGCAGTATCAGCGACAAACCCTTCATATAGCACTACTGTATTGGTTAATAACCTACAAAACGTGAATGGTGCTGTTGGCGATATTTCATCACAAAGCATTACATTTACCTGCAACAGCGTAATCACTGTAGCAGTAGCATAAGGAGAACTAATGGCAAAGCTAAAGATAACAAGGGCTAATGGCGAAGTATCTGAACACAAGATTACGCCAGGTGTCGAGTACGCTTTCGAGTTAAAGTATGGCGCAGGAATCTCAAAGGTCCTACGTGATCACGAAAGGCAAACGGAGATTTACTACCTTGCCCATGAATGTTTACGTAGGGCTAATGTAACTGTGCCAGTCTTCGGCCTAGAGTTTATTGAAACCCTAGACACCGTTGAAGTATTGGATGAAGAAAAAAAATAACACAGCGTGATTCAATAACCTACACGATAGCCAGTCTGTCGGTAGAGACAGGAATTGCGCCCCAGGCTTTTATAGATATGGATCAAGAAATGCTTAGGGCAATTGTCCAGGTATTGTCGGATCGAGCTAAGGAGATCAAGAATGCCAGTAGAGGTCGTAGGCGTTAAAGATGTCCTAAAAGGCTTGGAGTTTATTGATGAAGATATGCGCCAACGCATTAGGACTGTTATTGATCCTTTAATGCGTGGCGTATCATCTAAAGCTAAAGGATTTGTACCAGACAATGGCAGTGTGTTATCGGGTTGGACTAAAACAGGTAGTCCAGAAATAAACTACAAACCGTTTCCCAAATATGATGCCAGCACAGTTAGATCTGGTATTGGATATAATTCAGGTGAAAATCAAACATTTAAAAATGGATTTAAGGTTAGTAATTACGTATACAACGTAAGCGCAGCTGGCCGCATATATGAAACATCAGGCCGTCAAAATCCACAAGGCCGAGCGCCATTTCAACGGATTGATCCTAGCCAACCCAATACTTCCTTTGGCCCAGTGCAAGGATTTGAAGGCACTAAACGAGCCAGGGAATACACTTACAATAAATCTACACGAGCGTATTCATCAAATAATCCATTCGCCGGTTATCAGTTTGTTACATCAATGGGCCCATTAACATCACAGCCAAGGATTAAAGGAGTGCGTGGTGGTACTGGTAAAAAAACTAAAGGCAGACTTATATTCAAGGCTTGGGCTCAGGATAGTTCTAAAGTTTATGATGCAATTTTGAATGCCATAAACTCTACAGCTATACATTTTAATAAATCTACAGAAGTTAAAAAGGCAGCATAATGGCCAACGTAGTCGTCTCCGCTATTGCTACCTTTAATGGTAAGGCACTTAAAAAAGGTCAAAAAGAAATATCGGCATTTGATAAATCAGCAAAACAATTAGGTAAAACATTTAACAGAGTTTTTGCTGCTACTGCAATTGTGGCATTTTCTAAAAAAGCAATTAACGCATTTGCAGCCGACGAACAGGCCGCCAAGTCTTTAGCAATACAGCTAGAAAATACCGGCAACGCATTTAGAGTAAATGAAGTTGAAGCGTATATTGCCACACTACAAGATTTATCTGGAGTATTAGACGATCAATTACGACCAGCATTTCAAACTTTATTAAATGCAACTGGCTCAATTACTTTAAGCCAACAGGCTTTACAAACTGCATTAAACGTCAGCGCAGGCACAGGTAAAGATTTACAAAGTGTTGTAGACGCAATAGCCAAAGGCGCAACAGGAACCACTACCGCCCTATCAAGACTAGGAACAGGATTAAGTAAATCAACTATTGCTAGTGGCGATATGAATAAGATAATGGCAGAACTTGATAAAAAGTTTGCTGGCCAAGCTCAGGCAAGATTAACTACCTATGCAGGTAAAATGGATTTATTGCGTGTTAAAGCTGCAGATGCAACAGAAATTATTGGTAAAGGCCTAATTGATTCTATTCAATTATTAACTAAAGATAATTCTATAGCCAATGCAGGCGATGCTATGAATAGTTTTGCATTAGCAATAGTAAATACAGCCAAGGGTATGGCTATTTTAATTAGTGAAGTAAAGTCATTAGTAGATAGTGATGTAGGTAAGTTTTTACTAGGATTAGTTGCTTTATTAACTTTAGGTAAAAAGCAAATTATAACTGGCGCCCTTGGAATAGTTGCTTATGATATTGGCAAAAACACTCCTTTAAGCGATCAAGAAAACTCAGCACTTGGTAGAAGACGATTAGCTGCTAGAGTATTAGAAGGCAAGATTCAAGCGGAATTAAATAAATACAAAAAGTTTGAACTTGATTTATTAAAGCAAAAAACTGAATTAGATAAACTTAAAGATAAGTTTGACACAGAACGAATAGGCTTAATGGTAGCTCTTAATGCTGCTACCGATGAAGACACTAAACTACGCATCAAATCACAGATAGCAATCCTGGACAATAACGAGGCTTTGGCTAAAAAGTATAATGCTGAGTTAGAAGCTGCTAACAGTGCTATGAAATTGGCGCAAGAATTAACAGCTACTACAGATGCTATGGCTAAACTAAGAATAGTTACTCAGGCTGATTATACAAAGCAGATGTATGCTGGCTCATCAATTTACTATATGGGCGGTGGAAATACTGCAACCGTTGAGACTGGCAGTGCTGGTGGCGCTACTACAATTGTAAATAATAATACAACTCTTCAAGTAGAAGGATCTGTAATATCACAAGATGCTGTGTTAAGCACAGTTCAAGAAGCATTACAAAGATTAAATAAGCAAGGCTCACCTACTTACGCAGCTGGGTTGTAACTATGGCTGTACCAGTAATTAATGCAATTATTAACTTTTCTACTGGACCATCATTTGCACAGGCTTTTATATTAGATCAAGGAATATTAGGCACAAACGTATTAGCCGATTCTGCAGTTGTAATTGTTGATGTATCTAATCAAGTAGATTCAGTTAGGACTGCTAGAGGCCGTAACGTATTAGCCGATCAATTTCAGACTGGCACACTTACATTACGTATAGTAGATCAAAATGGTGATTTTAATCCACAGAATCCTTCGGGCCCATATTTTGAATTACTAACCCCTATGAAGAAGGTGCAAATAACTGCAACCTACTCAGGAGTAACTTATCCAATTTTTTCAGGCTTTATTACTTCCTATGTAACTGTTCAGCCTAAAGATGCAACAGAGGTTGCCTATACAACTATCACAGCTGTAGATGCTTATCGCTTAGCACAAATTGCTCAAATTACAACAGTAACAGGCGCTACGGCTGGAAACTTATCAGGAACAAGAATTAATCAAATATTAGATCAAATTGACTGGCCTGAATCTATGCGTGACGTAGATGCAGGTTTAACTACTTTACAGAATGATCCAGGCACTAACAGGACTTCTTTGTCAGCTTTACAAACCGTGGCAGATAGCGAATATGGGGCTGTATATGTTGATGCTTCTGGCTCATTTGTATTTCAAGACCGGTCTGTAACTGCAGGATCTATTGGTGGCACACCCACAGTATTTACTGATAATGGTGCAGGTATTAGATACGCCAATGCTACGTGGGTATTGAATGACTATTTAATCTTTAATTCTGCCAGCATTACTAGATCAGGTGGCAGCGCCCAGTTAGCCATTAATCAGCCTTCTATTGACAAATACTTTATACATTCCTATACCCTAACTGACCTACTTATGCAGACCGATGCCGTGGCGCTTGATTACGCTAGGGCTTACGTGGCATCTAGAGCTGAGACCAGCATTCGATGTGATGCTATCGAATTAGACCTTTATACGGTTGATTACACCGCAGGCACTATTGCAGCCTTAGGCCTAGACTTTTTTGATCCTATTACAGTAATTACTACTCAGCCAGGTGGATCTACCTTGGAAAAGACCCTACAGATTTTCGGAGTAGCTTTTAACATTACCCCGAATAGCTTCAAAACTACCTTCACCACTTTAGAGCCAGTAATTGACGCTCTGATTTTGAACAACAATATATACGGCACTTTAGACTATAATGTGCTCAGTTACTAAGGAGATATAATGGCAGCAGGATTAGGATTTAAGGACTTTACAACAGGTGAGGTATTAACCGCAGCCGATGTTGATGGTTATTTAATGCAAGGTATCTGGGTGTTTGCATCTACGGCAGCTAGAGATGCAGCAGTCACAGCACCAGCAGAAGGTAACTTTGCTTTTACTAAAGACACTAATAGCCTTTGGTATTACGATGGTGCAGCTTGGGTTGCATCTGGTGCAACTGGTGACATTGAAGGCGTAACCGCTGGAACTGGAATAAGCGGCGGCGGAACTTCTGGCACAGTAACAATTACTAACTCAATGGCAACAGCAATTGATGCTAAGGGTGATTTAATAGTTGGCACAGGTGCAGACGCTTTTAGTCGTCTTGCCGTTGGCACTAATGGACAAGTTTTAACAGCGGATAGTGCTCAGGCAACGGGATTAAAGTTTGCTACACCTTCTGGCGGTTTAACACTAATTACAACAGGATCATTTTCAGGCAACAGCACCAGCATTAATGACTGCTTTAGTGCTACTTATGAAAATTATTTATTAATGGCTGAAACAATAATTGGAACTAATAACGCTTCTGATTTTGCTTTTAGATATAGAGTTTCAGGTGCAGATAACACTACCTCTGACTACAATTTACAATACTTTGACTTAAATGGCGGTTCACTAGCCAGCGGCAATAGTGCTAGCAATACAAACGGCAGAATTGGTTCACTAGGCACAAATTCTGGCACAAATGGCAGATTTGTTGCACACATTTTTAATCCATTTGCTGCAAAACAAAAGGCTGTATATGCCTCTGGCAATAGACTTGGATTAAGTACTGCTATCAACGCAGGTATGGTTTGGAACGGCTTCCCTACTACTACCTCATTTACTGGAATTACTTTGTATGCTACAACTGGCGCACAAACTTTTACTGGCACTTACTACATCTATGGATTGGCTAACTAATGAAAATAAGAGAAGTGTTTGTTTTAACTGGTGAAGTTATTGACAGAGATATGACACCTGATGAACTGGCTCAACGCAAATTAGATGATGACAAATATAAGGCAGAGCAGGAAAAGATTAAAGAAACTGCAACTGCAAAATCTGCTCTACTTGATAAACTTGGCATTACAGCTGAGGAAGCCGCACTACTTCTTTCCTAATGAAACCTTGGTTGAGTGAAGCAGCAGATACCCTAAGAGATGCCGTTACTACCTGGTATCCAGATAGGCGCACTACCAGTGATGGGTGGCTTGGCGATGCTCGTCATGCTTCCAGAAAATCAGATCATAATCCAGACGTCACCGGATGTGTGCGAGCCATTGATATTGATTCTCGCTTGGATTCATCCGAAGGGCTCTCAGTATATTTGGCTGACCAGATCAGAATCTGTGCGAAAACCGATAAGCGTATATCGTACGTAATCCATAACGGAATGATCGCTAGCAAGATTCTTAATTTTAAGTGGCGTAAGTATTCAGGATATAACAAACACACAAAGCACATACACGTCAGCTTCACAAAGGCTGGAGATCACGATAGTAAGCCGTTCGATATACCACTACTAGGAGGCAAGATATGAAAATCAGTAAGAAACAAAAAGCAATACTAAAGTCTTACGCACGTGGCGTATTAGTATCATTCTTAACATTCTTGGCCAGTAATGAATTAGGTTTAGATCCTGCCGTGTCTGTAATTGTTGCAGCGCTTGCAGGTCCAGCAGCTAGGGCTCTAGATAAATCCGACAGTGCTTATGGCATCGGTGCTAATGACTTATGAGTTTGGCAGAATGGGCCGCCTTTGGCGCTGGCGGTTGCGCCGTGCTGAGCGCCGTGATAGTAGGACTACGATTTTTAGTTAAAGGCTGGCTTAACGAGTTACGCCCTAATGGTGGATCTAGTATGAAGGATCAATTAACAAGACTAGAGAAGCGTGTCGATGATCTCTTTATCTTAATTAGTAAGTCATAATTTTAATATGGCTACTAAACGCAAACCAAAGAAGAAGGTTGCACGTAGGCGCAGGACCACTAAAGAGCCTGTACTTACAAAGTTAGACTTCTGGGCAATAGCAGCTAATGAGGTTTATATGGCTTGCCGTAAGTCAGGAATGGATGAAGGCACAGCTCTAGCCTTTGCTATGGATAGGTCAAGTTATCCAGACTGGATCGTAGATACTAAAGATCCTATTAAGAATCCACTTGACGATTTTGAAGAGGATGAAGATTAAGCGTTACCTTGTTATATCGGATCTACAGATCCCATTCCATCACGAAGCAGCTGTAAAGAATGTAATCAAGTTAGCACGTAAGGAGAAGTTTGATTCTGTATTGGTGGTCGGCGATGAAATTGATTTTAATACAATTAGCAAATGGGCCGAGGGCACACCTTTGGCTTATAAGCAGACCATACACGATGACCGTGAACTTACTAAATCGATATTGTGGGATCTCAGTGAGTACAGCAAAGAATGTCATATTATCCGCAGTAATCATACTGATCGTCTTTATAATACTTTACTGAAAGTACCTGGCTTAATCAGCTTGCCAGAGTTGCAGTACCCAAAGTTTATGGGCTTTGCAGATATGGGTATGACCTACCATAAAGAAGCCTATGAGTTTGAACCAGGGTGGATGCTAGCCCATGGCGATGAAGGCAATATGTCTCAGCACGCTGGTATTACAGCCCTTAACCTTGCTAAGAAGTGGGGTAAGTCGGTATTGTGTGGCCACACCCACAGACTAGGTATGAGTGCCTATGCAGAAGGCGTAGGAAGCCATTACAGAGCCTTATATGGGGTAGAGGTAGGTAATCTAATGGATAGAAAAAAAGCCTCTTATTTACGCTATGGAAGCGCTAATTGGCAGATGGGTATTGCTATACTAGAAGCCGTAGGAAAGACACTGACACCAACGTTAGTGCCGATCTCAAAGGATGGCTCATTTACAGCTCTAGGGCGGTATTACGGGTAACATCGTTACCTAAACGTTATACAAACTACGCCCTAAATAATCCACAAAGTCATACACAGGTGCAACACTATTGCTATGCCACAAAGTATGTGAGCATAGATAGGGCTATATGACACTACAAGAAGCTGGCCTGTTATGGGTTGCAATTATGGTTGCAAGCATTTGGGCTTACGGTGTATTACAAAATGCAAAGCAAACACATTACTGGCGAGGCCGTAAAGATGGCTGGGATATGCACCGCCGGATGATTCAGAATAAAACTGATGCCGACATCAACTGAGAAACTATTTAATAATGCCACAGCACTTGTCCACGAACGTGGGGTCGTCTATGGCCACGCAATTTACAATATGGATAGGATTGCAAAGTCATACAGTGCATACATTGACTATCCACTCTCAGCTCACGACATTCCAATTTTCAATGTCATACAAAAAATCTCAAGGTTGGCCGAGAGTCCTGGACACGAAGACAGTATCGTGGACATCTGTGCATATATGGCAATCTACAAAATGTGCATCGAAGCAGAGAAAGACGATCAGTTTGAATGGAGAGTTGGTGAGTAATGGCATTTAACTTAGAAGATTACGAAACAGTCGAGAGCCGACTTGAAAAATGGTGGAAGGATTATCCAGATGGAAGATTGGCAACAAAACTTGAACAGGCCTCAGACACTAGATACATTGTTAGTGCTGAATTATTTAAGACGGAAGCCGATGCACAACCGTGCGCGACCGGCCTTGCTAGTGAGAGCGTGTCTGATCGCGGTGTTAATTCAACTTCTGCACTGGAGAACTGCGAGACTTCAGCGATCGGCAGAGCGCTTGCAAACGCGGGTTATGCAGCTAAAGGCAAACGTGCATCTAGAGAAGAGATGACCAAGGTTGAACAATTTAAACCTAAATATGGCAGCCCAGGATCTAAATCGGCTGCGATGGAACATGCGCTTCATCTTGTTAATACACAATCTAAAGATAATAGCAACGAGCCTGCAACTGTTGCTTGGTCTATTGGCGACAGTATTAGTCAGATTGGTGAAGTGGTCGCTGTTGGTTTTACTTGTAGGCACGGCGATATGATAAAAAAAGAAGGCGTTACCAAAGCCACTAAGAAGCCATACGCAGGCTATGTATGCAGTGCACCTAAAGAAGATCAATGTGATGCTAAATGGGCAAAACTCACAGCTGCAGGCACTTGGTATTGGCCAGATGATTCTGAGTCAGGCAAAGGGGGTGAGTAATGGGATATGTTGAAATATTAAGAGGTGGACCTTACCTGGAGCGAATAGAGAACGACCAGGTAAAGTACATACCTTCAAGTGACTTATGTATAGCTTGTAATGATGACAGGTTAATACATAGTGGTAATTACTTGATTTGCACACAATGCCATCCTTTAATCTTGTAATGATCTAATGCTTTACAC